ATTTTGAATATCACCACAGCCAATGTAGCTGCACTCGCGGCTGGTCAAGTTCCTGTATGGAATTCAGACCTTAGTACTGCGATGAGTGGATATAAGGCCGGTGCGATACTCACCAAAGCGGATGGCTCTGGTTTCTGGTTCAATGGCGTGGACGGGAACACAACCGATCCTGATACCGGCGGTGCCGGCTGGATTGGCTTCACTCCTTCAGGTACAGGATATGTGCTTGCGGTGCCTGCTGCTGGAAATAACAACAATTATTCGCCTTCTGGCTATGGCATTTCCACTGGCGTGCTTGATTTGAATCCTACCGGTGGTAATGCAACAATCACTGGACTCATGGCTGGATTTGATGGTCAGCGTATCGTCATCGGAAATATCCATGCATCCAATACGGTTGTTTTATCAGCAATGAGCGGAAGCAGCAGCGCTGCCAATCGTTTTAGATTGCCAGCAGACTTAACGTTATTGCAGTACATGTCTTACACATTTCAATATTCATCCGGAGCAGGTTTATGGATACTCGCGTAACGCGCGTTATTGTCTTATTGATTTCTTCGTTACTGACTCTTACGGCCAGTGCTGGAACATATAATTTGTTCTCCCCAGCGAGCGGCGTGTTGGTGGGTAATCCTTCCACCTATATCACTACTTCAGCTACTTCTAGTAACATCTATGGACTGTGGTCTGGAACCTGTAATTCATCGACTTACTTACGGGGGGACGGCCAATGTCAGACTCCTCCCGGCACAGGGGGCGGCACTGTCAACAGTGTAGCTTTAACCGCTCCCTCTGTATTCTCTGTGAGCGGCTCGCCTGTTACGAGTACAGGAACGCTTGCGCTCACGTTTGCTTCGGGTCAAACGGCCAACCAGTTTCTGGCCACACCAAACGGATCAACTGGTGCAGTTGGTTTACGTTCGATCGTCGCCGCAGACCTGCCTGCGATTGACTTGACAACTGGTGTAACTGGCACGCTTCCTTATGGAAACGGCGGTACGGGCGCAACCAGTTTCACTAACCATGGTGTAGTTGTAGCAGGTGCATCTGCGCTTGGTTCGCTTGCAGTGCTTGGCACTGATACGTTACTTCAGGGAACGACCGGCGCTGATCCAGGACCAGTATCGGTTCCGAATTGTGGTAGCTCCACACAAGCACTGGCTTATTCCACGTCGACGCATACATTCAGTTGTCAAACCATCAGTGCCGGTACTGGAACGGTTACGAGTGTCGCGTTGACTGCTCCGTCAGTGTTCTCTGTGACTGGCTCACCGGTTACTTCGTTTGGTACATTGGCGGTTGACTTCGCAACAGGTCAGACAGCCAATCGAGTTCTTGCGTCACCTAATGGCTCAACTGGTGCAGTTAGCCTGCGTGCGTTGGTTGGTGCAGATATCCCACAAATAAATATCTCAACCTCCGGTAACGGTGGTGTTACAGGTAATTTACCTGTAACGAATTTAAACGGTGGAAGCGCCGCAAATTCTACGACATTCTGGCGCGGTGATGGTAATTGGGCGACACCCGCGTACCCATCCGCAGCAAATCCTTCCGCATCCGCTGGTTTAACTGCAGTCAACGGTTCAGCATTAACCTTTATGCGTAGCGACGGCGCTCCTGCTATTGATCAATCTATAGCTCCAACATGGACTAGCGAACATAAATTCATCCGCGTTGGAACTTCGTCCAGCCCTACAATTACTTTACAAAGTAATAAGCCTATGATCGGCTTCGACGAAACAGATGCTGGTGTAGATTCTAAGTGGTGGTACCTACGTCCAGACGGGCAGCAGATGGCATTAACGCTTCATAGCGATGATTTCTTAACTGATACCACAGCATGGATCGTCAACCGCTCAGGTGCTGTGGTTACTTCGATGACTTATGGAAATACAACAGATAACCCGACACAGCATTTCTTAGGAACAGGTTCATTCACTGTCGACGGTCAAACTATTCTGACATCAGTAGGTACAGGTTCAAATCCAAGTGTGCTGCTTTCAAGTTCGTTACCGCTAATGGAATTCAACGAATCAGATCAGGCCGCGAATAATAAACGCTGGCAGCAGTTCACCAATGGTGGACAACTCGCAATGCGTGTGGTGGATGATGCGGCATCTACGACAGCGAACTACCTGCTTGTATCGCGAAGCGGTGCGACAATAAGTAATATGTCTTTTGGGAATGCGACCGATAATCCAACATATTCATTCTTAGGTACAGGTGCCATCTCCGGTGTTGGATCGGGTTTAACTTCACTCAATGGTTCAAACATATCATCCGGCACCGTGTCCGTAGCGCGAGGTGGTACAGGAGCGGGTACATTAACAGGATATGTGAAAGGTAGCGGTACGAGTGCATTAACTGCATCATCAACGATCCCACTTAGTGATATCACCTCAGGTACGGGGACGGGTAATTACGTATTCGCACCATCAAGCGGAGTGCCAGTAATTTCGGTTGCGGACTCTGCTACAGCTAAAGCGATATTGATAAAATCATCGTCAGGTGATGGGAACGGATTCTATATTCAGAAAAAATCATCTGATGACACAGTAGATTTAATTAACTTTTACAGTGGCACAGTAAATATTGGTACGAACAACCTCGCGAGGTTGTCCATCTCCGGTACTGGTGCCGTAACGATCAACGCACCTACATCTGGAACAGGTCTTACCGTCAGCGGCTCAAGTTCATCAACCCCTGCATTGAACGTCGCATCTGGCACCATTCAACTCGCTGGCTCAGCCGGTACATCTGGTCAAGTCCTCACCTCGCAAGGGTCAAGTGCTGCGCCGACTTGGACGAACGTTGCAGGTACTCAATCAGGAACATTCACATGTACGTTGACTGGCATGACGTCAGCGGTTACAGCGACTTGTGGATATACAGTCAATGGTCAAATAGCAACAGTATGGTTGGTCACAACAGGATCGAACGTAACTGGAACATCGAATTCTACTAGCATGTTATTGACTGGTCTACCATCCGCAGTTCAGCCCGCACACAATCAAACCGGATTATCCGCATATGTATGCAATAACAGTTTATGTACCAACATGGCAGGACTGTTCATATCAGCAAGTAATCCTTCCCAAATTAGCATTGAACTTTGTATATCAACTAGCAATTGTGCGAGTGGTAATTTTACAGCATCGGGTTCCAAAGGATTAGCCGCTAGTGGATTTTCCTTTACATATGCGATCAATTAGCCGTCATGCGCGAACACATTCAGTTAAGGTAAAAAAATAATGGGCGATCTTGACGAAACAAGTTTAATCATCGGCAAGCTGCAAGGCGAAGTCACTGCACTCAATGGACATGTCACGCGGCTTGAATCCATGATGAAGTCAATGGAAGGAAAGCTTGATCGTGCGCTTGAGCGTCAATTTAGGATGCGGTTATCTTGGAAGCATTGGGCCGCAATCATTGCTGGAGCAAGTGCGGGGGGCGGTGGTGTTGCCCATGCATTGCGTAGGATCCTTGAATGATCCTCACATTGCAACGAGACATTGACCAACCCGATGCATCCAATTGCACACTCGGTGTACTAACGGTTGGTGATTCAACGTTTCAAACTATGGAACGTCCTTGGATACCTAACCCTAACGGCCCCGGCGGCCATCCACAGACAAGCTGTATTCCCATCGGTGATTACACGCTAACGCCGCGATACTCACCAGCGAAAGGCCATCATTGGCTGCTGTCGAATCCTTACCTTGGCATATATGCATCGCCAGCGGACATTCCAGAAGGCCAGCCATGGGGTCGATCACTGGTGCTCATTCACTCAGCAAACTGGGCATATCAATTGCTCGGATGCATTGCGCCAGGTCAGAGCCGCACACGAGATACGCAAGGCCAGTGGATGGTGACCAACTCGGTTGCCTCCATGATCAGCTTGCGAAAGCTGCTTACTGATGCTGAATTGATCTTGACCATATCATGATTCGCGCAAACAGTAGGCGCTGGAAGAAAAGCAGAGAGCAAATGAAAGTGGATGGCATCATGGTTAACAAACTGCCTGAAAACCGGGTGGCCGAATTCAAGCAAAGGATTGATGACCTGATGAATGGCAAATCCCTGTATGGGCAGAAATATATTTTAGACGCGCAAAAATCTCCTGCATTACAATCCAGTTCGTCAACTGAGGATTAAATCATGCCTACTACAAAACAGATTGTTTCATCACCGCATAGCTGGGTTGGTGCAGTTACTATATTGGCCGGCGTGGTCAATCAAGTAACTCCATTCATTCCGCCACAATATGCAGGCATCGCACTGGCTGCATCTGGATTGCTGCATGCAGTACTTGCCCAAGTCAATCAACCATCCACCCCAACCCAATGAGGTTTGTCATGAAAAAGCTATGTTTGTTCCTTTGTGCCGCGTTCTTATTCCTTGCTGGGTGCACTACTACGCCTACTGCTAACGAGCAGATGGCAACTACTGTATTGATTGATGCTGCTGTGGGCGTCGCCGTGCAGAACGGCAGTAAAGATCCCGCAGTATGGTCGCAGCGTGCATTCCGTATTGTCAGCATTGCAGGTCAATTGCAGGCACTGGATACCGGCAAGACCGCAACGTTGCCTGCATTGACTCAAGCACTACAGCCATTGCTTCAGCAAGCTAATCTAGGGCCAGCGGATCAACTGGCAGCTAATGCATTGATCGCTGCTTTGAGTCAGTTGATACAGCAGAATATCAACAATTTAAATTTGAATACCCAGCAGGTCATTCAGCAAGTGCTGAGTGAAGTCATTACTGCGGCAAGTGTTTACATTCCGACAGGCGCATAGTGTTCGTCACTGATTTAATTCTGCAAGCGGAGGGGCCTGACTTCTGGATAGTTCAGGCTCCTTTACAATGGCGTGAAGATAATGGCGAACTGATTGTTGTGCCCGTCGGCTTTCGTACCGATCTTGCCAGCATCCCTCGCTTGTTTCGTAATCTGCCTTTCCTTGATCCTAATGGCATATCACGTCGCCCGGCAGTACTACATGACTATTTGTACTCAAAACAAGTTACGCGCATCAGCGCCGATTACAAGCTGTTTAAAGCCCTGCGTGTTGAGGGGGCGAGTTACGCAACAGCGTGGACGTTCTGGGCCGCTGTGCGTTGTTTTGGCTGGCATGCGTTCAATTCACACGCACATTGAAGGCTACCATTTCACAATTCCTCGCTTGACCATTTACGCATTAGCCCAAGACTTGCCATTTTTTATGTATGAAACCATTGTTTCAGTAATGCCATATTGCATAGAAATTTCTGATTTGCTAGCTCCATTTTTTAGACTATTCTTTATGGCCTTGACATCGGAAATTGTTAATTTACTACCTTTTACCTTTGGCACTAACTTTCTTGCAATTGAAATCTCTGGATGTTCTTTAAAATGCTGTGCCCTGGAAAGTACCTGTAAATTTTCAATCCGATTATCTAGTCTGTCATGATTAATATGATGAACAATCTCATCGCTTCTTAATTTCCTGCCAAAATGATTTTGAACTACGTGTCTATGCTCGGCGATGTAAGAGCCATCAATCCATATCCATTTATAACCATCTAATATTTTCTTTCCAGTAAAGCATGGGTGTAGCGGCCCTCTGATTGACATTGCTCGTTCGCTATTCCCATTGGCCTTCCAAGATGCAACTCTATTTTTGTTTGCGGTCTCGGTATGTGATGATGCTACTAAGTTTGGATGCCAGCATTCAGCAGAGCAATAAAATCCTTGCCCAGTCGTTATTTGATATTGTCTAGGTATAAACTTTTTCCCACACTCTTTGCATTTGCGCGCTCTCTTTTTTGTCACATGATTGTGGTGATGTTTTTTTCTACACGCCATGCAACAGAAATCAGGAATCCTGATCCGATCAGATCGCTTCATGTATCTAATTCCGCAATTAGCACATTTAGATTTTTTTAATTTCGATATGGGCACGTTTTTCAATCTCAGCTATGGTCCTGATAACACCCAATGCATGAGCAAGTCTAACGTCATCAGATATTGATCCTGACCTGCCATCTATTAAGTTATGACAACTATAGCAACTCCAAGCCCCGAATGGTAAGTCTGAAGGTTTAATTCCTGTCCCGCAATATGGCAACAATCTGAAATGAGCCAATACAGTTGTGTCTCCGCCGCCATCACATCCAGGTAATCGAACCATGCACGGCTTGCCTCTCGCATAGTCCCGTAAGTTCACCGTGACATCCCATAATTTTCATTGGCATAACGCGACACTTCTGCCTCAAGCTCATCACGGCCAAGGTCACCAAGGATGCGACAACACACTGTCATCGCGGCACCAAACGCGACAGTGAAATTCTGCTCATCTGGGATGTCATCGTAACTGTACGACAGCGGAATCAAGTGAATCTCGCCATCAAGCGTGACGAATTCCTCAACGTGTCCAGCTTCCAGTGCCACGGCACGGCGGAACATGCGAGCATCTTTGTACTTTTCCTGGTTCATGAAGGTGAGTTCCATCAAGGCCATAAAAAGACAATGATGTTTGTAGTTCCTCGGCTGCACTATGTCGGCACGGTATACAACACCAAGTTTTTCCTTTTGATGCAAGCTGATGGCCTGCTCGTCAGCAGGATCCCAGCCGCGCAAAGTTTTTTTTACGAAGCACTTCATTTTTCAAATGAAGCGTAGTCCATCAGCCATTCATGAGCGATGGGATGTGTAACTTCAAATACTCTGGCAATCGCTTTGCACAATGATTCATTGTCAGGACGCACTACGCCGGTCACTTCTGCTTCTGGCACTTCAGGAGCAACAGCGATTGCCTGCTGACGTTCTTTTTCTTCCTCAGCTTCAAAATGTGCCGCATGAGCATGGATACTTGGCAGCAATCTCAATGCCAGGTCCACGGCTTTTTGTGCTTCATCACGCAGTGCGCCGAATTCATCACCGATCACGATTGCTTTTGTGTTTTCGATGATTTGAGCAATTTCAATGGATGACTTGCCAGCAGCATTGGCTGGGATGGCAACAAAGCTGGCGATCATGCTGCGGAGCAACGCTTCATCTTCCTGCGCCTTGCGTTGGCGATCAAGTTCTGCACGCTCTGCCGCTTGACGCTGTTCCTCGGCCTCGATCTTGGCTTCATGGGCGCTCTCGATGGCCTGAAGGCGCTTTTCTTCAGGCTGGATGATGTCGATCAGCTTTTTTTCCTCAGCAATCACAGCCTTTGCAAATGCATTGGCATCGTCACGCGCAGCCTTGCCGCGCTTTTCGATTTCTACGCGCTGATTCTTGAGCGTAATGCGGGCACTGCGACATTGCTCATAACCGTCAGCGTTAGTGATTGCAACGATGCTGGTCGATTTACTCGCCAGCTCGGTAAGCTGGGAGGCTATCTCTGCCATGCCCAGCGCTTGTACAGCGCGTTGTTGAACGGTCAATGCGGTTGATTCGGTCATTATCCTCTCCGGTACAGGTTAATCTTGCCTATGGTAATATCGACTTCATGGAGGAAATCTTCAACCTCAATTTTGATCTCTGCGATCTTTTTCTCATCGCGGTATACCCGTTTGACAAAAAGAGCCAGACCTGGCGCGTAACTAACGAAGTCAAGCCATTCGCGACCTGATACCCACAAGCCACCCTGACATTGAAGCATATGCTCTGACGGCACTGCATTACTTAATATGCATTCAAGGTGAAGGTGATACATCTTGGTTTTGATTTCCAACAGGCCGGACGCGCCAGCCAAGCCATCAGGACTGTATCCAACGCGACCACGGCGCATGAATCCGATTTGTTCGACCTCGATATCAGTCTGCAACGTGTAGGCGTCACGCGCTTCTTGCTCAAGGATGTGACCGCGCTCCATGTCGGCATTAGTGTATCTCTCAAATGGCTGACCGGCCAACAGCTCGCCGACAACGGTCAACAGATACTTGCGCCGGGTAATTCCTTGGCCCTTCGCCATCACTGACTTGAGTTCCGACATCGTGACGAGTCCGAGACGGGCTTGATACCACTCAGGCGAGTTTTGCGGGCAGGTGAAAATTTCAAGTTCGTTCATTTGGTTCTAGCCTCAAGCATGGCATCAGCAATTTCATACGCCCATTGTGAAGTGTCTGTTGCTACCCATCCACCTGCTGCGCCGCTGCTAGAAAGAATTCCCAGCATTGCCTTGGCTGCAAAATAATCACGCAGTGTCATGCCGCATTGATTTTCATGATCAACATTAGGATCAACTGGAAAAGCGGCACCATCATTTTGTTTGTTCACCATCATAATTATTTCTTCCCCTTCGCTTTGTCATCCGATATTAAGTGAATATATGCGATGCGCTCACCCAGAATCGCGCTGTATGAAAGCATCAAATGCTTTTGCATGTTCATGCGCTCTTGTTCCATGAATGGCACAGAGTCAAACTTATATGAACGGGTGAATGAACATAGTTCCCGCAGATTATCATCAAGCTGTTTCTTTTCTGCGGTGAGCGCCTCAATATTTAACTGGATCATTGCTTTTTACCTTTGGCTCGGTCATCCAGCACCTGAATTGCTTTCTTGTATTGCGCGGCCGGCAGGTCGCTGAAGTTTTCAACCTTCAGGAACTTTTTGAAGTTGACGATGTTCACACCCAGTTCCTCAGCCTTGGCTTGCAGGTCTGCCGCTTGGCTTTCGGTTATGCGTTCCACTGGGTCGGCATCGCGCCCGTCATCATCGGCCTCGTTGGTAGCCGTGCCGGTCGCCGCGAGCAGCGTATAGCGTTGCAGGTAGGTTACAGCTGATGCAATGGCCTGAATGCTATTCTTGCCGCCGCTGTCGTCCGGGGCAGAACTCAGGACAGTACGTTCGTTGTGGCCTTGTACATGGGTCAGCACGCAGGTAACCGTAATGCGACCATTGGATTGATCCAGCTCCCAGCGATGGCTGATACCGTGCTCGCTCAGCGCCTTCACAATCGCGCCACATACATTTCCAAGGCTGGCATGCTGGTATTCGGTGCGGCCCTTGGATGTATCGTACTGGACATGCATATCCTTAACGATCTGCGGAGGGTTGAGCTTAAACGCCGCCATTGCGTCGGCGAAGGCCATGCGAGCTTGCTCGGCCTGCCATGCGTTGTGCATTGCCATGAGGCGTTCAAGGCGATCCAGGTCGGCCCCGCTGTCCATAGCTCGCATCAATAGCTGCATGGGGGTAACCGGGACCGGTTGAGATGCAGGTCTAAATTCACTTGAGATGCTTGAAAAACTCTCATTAGTTAGGGCAGTGCGCTCAGCGGGGATCACCGCGTTTTCATTGGGCATTTGTTTCTCCGGGAAACTTTGGAAAGTAAATTATACGTTGGTATGGTCATCAAGAGCTGACTGGCAATCAGTGCAGCCGGTTTTCTGACCAACTATAGGCGTCCAGTTGAGTCGATCAATATGGCCGCATTCCAGCTTTACAGGCAACCATGTGGCAATGGTGTGATAGATTTCAACTATCTTGCGTTGTGGGCAGCGATCTACATAGCTCATGATGATCTCCTGTAAACGTTATTGTTAAAACAGGCGGTCGCCGGTCACTTCGTTTTCAATCACAATGTACAGAACGGCTACTGCGATGAGGATTGAAAGAATCATGGTAATCTCCGGTTGCGTTGTCGATGGGTGCCATTATAGGCATTTGCAGCCTATTGTCAACGCCTTAAACGGTACTTTGTCACATTTTCTTAAGCAGGTATCCGCCCTGACGCCGGTTACTGATGAGGTAGCCTTTCGACCACCAGAATTGCGCAATCTGGATGAAAGGTACGCGCATGTTGGGGAATAGAATCAATTCGGCTGTTTTCATCCTTCCCCCTTCATCTGGCTTTCGATGGATGCGATGATATTTCTTGCTTCGCAATAGTCGCAGGAAAGCCCATCGATTTGTGGATGGTTATTAATGCACATTAGAATTGGCGTAATGCGTTTCAGCGCAGCCAGCAACTGTGCGCGGTGTTCTGCCACATCTCTCAACGTATCCGCAGCAATCACCAATCGCATGCGCAGGGCGTCTTGATTGTTGCATGCATTGGCAGCATCGCGCAGGCCAGCTTCAACGGCTTTTGGATCGTGGGTCATGATTTCACCTGTTGCGATATCAGTTGCCGCAATGCCAGCTCCACAACCGGTGGTGCACCGTTGCCTTTCAGTGAGCAATACACACGCATGGTGCGTTCGTGCAGGTGGATTTTATGTGCCGCCTGAGCTTGGGTAAGGCCAAGCTGTGCAATCAGCTTGCGGATCACGGTGGGTTTTGTGCGTTTGGGTTTCATTTCGTCTCCTCTGCTAATCGCTTAATATCGGCCATTGCATCTTCATTGCTATCATAAAATCTTGCAGGATTGATGTGATAACCGCTCTCGTAATAGATCAACATCGCAGCCAATTCGGTGTTGTGGAATTTTTCCAGCGCATAGCCAGCTTCGCCTGCGAGATGGACAACCCAGCCCGCACGACAATGAGTTGTTTCGCAGGTATGCCAATTGCCCATTTCAAATGCATCTGGTTTTAATACGGCTTCATAAACCTTCTGATGGATGTTTTCTATTTTTGGAACAGAAGGAGTTTCACTATCTTTCTTGACGCCCGAGCAGTCCGAGCAGTACGAGCAGTCCGAGCAGTCCGAGCAGCGCGAGCAGTACGAGCAGCCCGAGCAGCCCGAGCAGTCCGAGCAGTACGAGCAG